ATTACTTGGGTTGCCATGATTACTCCTTATATTGTTCTTGTGTAGTAGGTAGAAACTCGAACATCTGCAATTAGCAGCGTTGATGCTCCAACTGTTGTAACTGTTGGTCTTTCGACCGAACTGACAATGTATCCGCTTGGAATTACTGCCAGAACACTTATGACTAGCTGCTCGATATTGTCGAGCGATGCTGGATTGCTGTTATAAGCAACTGCAACTGAGATTGTAAAATTAACTTTTGCCCTGATGTTGCTTTTGTTTATCGTTTCAAATTCTAGGTATGGGCTATCAGGCACGACAACAACTGCCGGCGGTATTACTGTCTCAGGCACAAATGCATAAACATTTCCTGCAACGCTAGATAACGCGCTTGCTAATGGTGTGCGGATTTGTTGAAGGATTGTTTCATTAGGCATTTATTGACACATACCTTCGGGATCAATGTATGAACCAAGTAAGCCAACGCATTTGTTAAATAATGATCTGCCCATGCGGAAAGGTGTAGCTGTAAAATCTACTCCTTCGATTTGTCCTCCGCCGGCAAGTCTTGCTTGGAAGACTTCGACTGAAACTGTATAGACAGCTGATTGAACAGCTGCGTTTCCAACATAAGTTGATGCACCAGATAAGGTAGCAACTCCGGATGGGATGACATTAGCTTCGAGTATATCGGCATTAGTGATTGCAGCCGTAAAGGTGTATTGCTCCAGATCTCCTGCCAAAACTGTTCGTGTTCCGTTGTATGGGCTTCCGCATCCTGTGATGACAACAGATTGTCCTTCCGTAAATTCATGTATTCCTAGTGTAGTGAAAGTAGCGACATTATCTGTCAGCGATACCTTCTCGATTGGTGCTTTAAATGTAACTAGCATTGGCAGAATAACTGTTTCTGCTGTGTCGATAATTTGGTTTAGATAAGTATCGTCATACAAGGCAGATGACACACCAAGCACACTTCGCAACTGTGAAGCTGTGATTATGGTTGGCATGTCATCTCCTTTAAGTCTCCCTAGAGCAACTGCCTGTGATCGGGAGCAACCACAGGCATGGATTTATTTACTTATTTATCAGGTTTGGTTCCAGCATGCACCAAATGGGATCTTTGGAGCGATTGCTGCATAACCATAATAAAGAAGATCTACTGTTCCATCAGATTGAATGTTGGTGCGTAGATTAAAGCGTGGGCTCTCATACCAAGTCCAAGCATTAGGATTGATTGTTACCATTGAGAAATCACCAGTTGAAGTTGTTCCTCCAGCATTTCCAATTGAACGGCTAACATAAAGATCTAATCCTGGTGATACACGACCACGCAACGATCCAGCTGTTGCAAGTCCTGCTTGATTTGAAGGATTGGCTGCATTGTAAAGAGGTGCGCCATTGTCATTGTAACCCATGATGTTTGCCCATTGACCCGGTGATACAACTAGGTTTTGTGCAAATCCTAATGAAGATGAATAAACAGCTGCTGCTGCATTTGATGTGTAACTCAAAAATCCAGTTGATGAGTTTGCAAATACTGCTGTTTGTTGTCCTGCTGCTTGAATTGTTCCAACTGCAAATTCATCAGTAACTTTTGCATAGGCAAACTCAAGTTGCTGTAAGAGAGCTGTCAGATACTCAGGTCTGCTGCGGTCAATGAGCTCAACTGTCGTAATTGCACGACCCTTGAAGGACTGGACTGGAACTGATAAGAAGGTTGCTGATAATGAACTGTCAGTAACTGCTGCATTTTCTGCTACATTTGAAACTACTGGGACAGCAGAAATTTTTGGCAATTCGAAAGTCATGCCCTCTGTTACTAGACTTTCACGACTTAGCGCATCAATCATTCCACGATCACCAGTTGATAATGAATTGATGATTTGTGTTGATTGGAATGTTGGGATCATTCCTGGAGCAGTTGATGTTGTGTTATCGGCAGCACGAACATACTGACGGCTGTCCTCATCACCTAAAACATTTGCTTTTAAGAAATGCTCTAAGTAACTTGTCTTATCTACGATTGGTGAGCGTGGCTTTGTGTAAGCAACAGGTTGTGTTGCTTGGATTGCCACAGGCTCAGATTTAGCAGCTTCTACCGCTTCGGTTGCGATAGGAGCATCTGAAGTTGTGTCAGACACTTTGTCCTCCTGTGTTGTTGTATCCTCAGCGGTTGCTTCGGAATTCTCTGCTGGTGTTTCGGTTGCTGCGATATCTGCAACTCTTGCGCTGTCAATTGCTGGATCAGTTACCAAACTAACCTCAACTAATGTTGCTGCTTTAATAATCATTACTCCGTCTTTATTGTCAAACTCATCTACCATTACACCGACACTAAAACCATCGCGTATTCCAAAAATTGCCTCTTCAATTGCATCATCCGCTGCAAAAGTTTTTGCAAGTTTGAAGGTTGCGTAGATACCTTTTTCTTCTTCATCAACTTCACTCATTTTGCCAATTGGTCGGGTCTTGTCGTGTTCTAGTAATAACTTGACAGGCTTGCTGAAATCAATGCTGTTTTTTTGAAATACTGTGCGACCAGCAGATGTTCTGCCTTCCTCGCCCCATGTAACAATTGTGCCGGCAATAGTGCGCTTGTTGCTATCAGCAGCTGTTAGGGTGATTGCATAATTTAATTTCATCGTATTAGATCCTCTTCATCTTGTATTTGCTCAACGCTCATTGCGCCAATGCGGTTTAGGATTTCATAAACTTGCGCACGCTCTAATGCAGATCCACGCAAAAAGTCATCAATGTCCCAACGAACCTCAACGCCATTTGGCACGAAATCCGCAAAAGAAAGTCTTTGTTCCAACGGCGTAATTATATTTCTCAAACTGAAATCGATAAGTGCTTTGCGCTCCATAACAGTTGTGCTATATGTTTGACTGGTTAATTCAGCAGATAAGAAACTTGCCGGAATGCCTACGGCGCGTGCGCATTCGGTTGCGAGGTATTGACGAGCTTCATTGAGTTGAAGTTTGGCAGGATCAAAACCTAATGTTTGTAATTCAACATCAGCATTTAGGAATGCAGTTGATCTTGTTGCTCTACTTACTTTCCAACTTTCAAGCAATCTTGTAATTCTCTCTGGAGTAAGATTTGTTCCATTTGATTTAAGCACCATTGTTGGAACTGGTTCTTTAGCATACATCTCAGCTGCTTTTTCTAATTCTTGAGCTGCTTTAATTGTGCGACCTGCACGATTTAATACACCTTCATCAAGTCCGCTGAATACAATGATACTGCCAACACCTGATTGGGGAATTGACAAATTATCAATAAAGTATTCTGTAATTTCAGTTTGTAAAGCGTTAGTGTTATAACTTACTCGATTTGGTGCAACTCTTGTCCATTGTCTAATTCTTCCGCCATCAGATGAAGAATACGCATCTAAAACAATTCCATAAGCAACTCCATTAAAAAGTAAATCTTCAGCTAAAAAACTATAAATTGCAGATCCGGCAATTCTAGGATCTGGTTGCATAATGCCTTTAGTTGGTCGCAGATATTCATTTGTAAAATGATTGTAGGTTGTAATTGGCAAACCAGCGATTGTTGAGCAAATTATATTTCTTGCTCTCGCCACAGCTGGAACTGACATTGCTTGTTCGCGAGTTGCTGTTTGTGCGCCAAAGAATAAACTGCCTAAAGATTGTTGTGCATTAAATGGCACGCTGGCAGATACATCAGTTTCATTAAGTGGTGTTTGGTTTGTCAGAAATCTATCAAATAATCCCATTAGCACATAATATACCATATAACCTAATTATCCGATTTGTATGTCAATTTCCGTTTCAGGTTGTGTCGCAAAATATGTAACTAGAGCGGTTGCAACGCTGGCACAAACTGCAACCCGACTGGCTCGCCTTCCAATAATCCAAGATCCATCACCATAAGGCAATTTTGCAGCTGACAAGGTTTGTTGTGTTAATTCCTCTTGACCAGAATGCTGCAACCTGTGTGAGTTAATTGCTCCTAGCCATCTATCACAACTTTCGGCATAAATTGCTCCATCCATGTCAGTTACTTGAATGCCGGCAGGAACTAGCCTTGATGCAACTGCCTGACTTGTCCTTTTGCTGTAAGCGACAGTTTGCGTGTTGTATTTCCTGACATAAGGCGCAATATCGTTTGCAACTGCTAAATCGTTCAAGCTGTAATCATTTGACCAAGTATGAAGCAATTGCACATAAAATCTTTCACCCGATAATCTTTGTGCAGCAACTAATGCGCCAAACTTTCTATCAGGCGACAAATCAAGTCCAAGCCAAGTAGGTTGTTCAGGATCTAGCGGTATCGCATCTATCTGACACATTGCCCACTTTTGCGGATCAATTGCGCTGTTAATTGTATCCACCCATTGCGTAAGTAATTCTGTGCGCACAATATCCGGTGGATCATTGATTGCAGCTTTAATGTTATCTGGGTGAATTGTAATTCCTAAGGATGGGTTGGCTTGAGCAAATGCACTCCAGTTAATCTCGCCTGACGGAAGCAAGATAGAAGCATCAGGTTCAGCACTCCACTCAAACCAACCTATCGGATCGTTGGTTGTAGCTGATGCCAACGCCCTCTCGCGTAATTTATTCAAAATTACTGAATGTTGGTCTCCAGCCGAACTATAAATCCATACTTGCGGATTTTTAGCACTCATCATTGAGTAACGCATTGATGACCAAGCATCCTCATCTTTGTATTCTCTCAACTCATCCATGTGAATTGTTTCGGGTTTGCTTAAACCTCTAGCTGCATTGTTAGCAGCTTTAACAACAAACCGCCTATTGCCAAATAACTCTATTTCCTCCGCGCCATGTTGCCAGCGGATTTTCTTTACTTCCTTCTCAAGTGCCGGATGTGTTTCAATCAAACCAACAATCTGTCTAAATGTTTCAAGTGATGTAGTAAGTCTGTGAGCTGATGCAAGTTGTAATCCTTCGCCCCACACAAACATGCCGGTCAAGATACGCAACATCATAAATGTTGACTTTCCGTTTTGTCTGGACAACAACAGACCAACCTCATTTGTAGCCCAGCGGTCATCTTCTTTTACTTTGTGAGCATGAATTGCAACAAACTTTTGCCAATCCATCAGCTGTATTCCAAGTTCGGTTGCAAAATCAATCATTTCTTGCCCTTTAGACGGCAAATCATTGAGTTTTGAGCAAATACGCGGTGTTTGAACACCTCCTAATGTCGATTGAGCGTGATCTGCGCTTATCTCTCCAGTTTTAAGATCAATCAATTCGATCCAGTCTGATCGTGGCTGATCGAGGTGTTTTGTGGGTTAGAAAAGGAACG